CTCCTCCGTGAAGCAGATGATCCGGTCACTTGCATTTTCAATGTTGCGTAGCAGACCCATGTCTGCACCCTTGTAGACCTGATCGAGGTAGACCCACAGCTTCCAGGACTTCGGGACATCCTTCACCTGCTGAATGAACTGGTTGATGACGATGGGGTCATTGTAGATCATGATGATGTCGGGATTGACCGTGTCGACATACTCCTTGAACTTGTTGAAGCCGAAGCCCTGCTCCTTCGGGTCCTCGTTAGCGGCCGCATCGTACTGAATAATGCCCGTGAGCGGACGGGCAGGAGATGGAAGACGCGCAGGGGTGCGCTGGAACCCGAAGTGAAAGATCTTGATGAGGGGCTGAAGCGTACCGAGCTGCTTCAGGAGATTGTATGACACCTTCGAATAGCCCGTCACCTGCTCGGTGTGCGTAGAAACCAGGAGGAAGCGGATAGGAGCCATTTGTATGTATCATTTTCTAACCTGTAAATATAATAGCATGTCATCGTACTACCCCACTGTTTCACTGGAGGGTGGACCTAAATTTCTGAGTCAGCAGGTACAGTTCAAAAGTGCGTCGGAAGTCACCGAGATGAAGAAGCGCGCAGCGGTAAACCAGTATTACCGGAATTATCCTCAGTCGCAGAAAGCGGCGTATGCGAGTACGTATACGACGTTTGCAGCGGGTGCAGACTACAACGTACAGAAGGGAGCTCGGGGAGTCTCGTGGAGCCCTACGTGCTGCACGAACACCAATGGATTCGTCCAGGCCAACAATACTACCATCTTCCCCAGTGGAGAGAAGAAGACGCCCAATATGAATGTTGCCTCCGATGCCTTCGTCAACAACCCTCAGTAAAAGGCCACGCCCGGAGCTTCCGAACTCTCCTTCATCTTAGGGATCTTCGTATACTGCGAAAAGCGGTCCATGAACGGAATGGGGGGAATCGGGTACAGTTCTGTAATCGAATTACTCTTTGTCATCGCCCGCGCAATCACCTTACGTGTCTGCGCCCCAATCCAGTCGTATCCGAAGCGAACGCTCATGTACGAGTGGATCAGAACCGCGATGACCAGAATGCCAATAAGGATATACGGAAGGTTCTTATACATTATTCATACTGTATAACATAATATGCCAGGAGGACTCGTCCAACTCACTGGGTTCGGCGCCCAGAACGTTTTTTTGAATGGCAATCCGTCGATGACGTATTTTACGAAGATGTATAAGCGTCACACGAACTTTGCGATGGAGCATTTTCATCTTCCTCCGACCAATGTAACCGATACCAACATCCCAATCTCGGGAACAAAAACCTTTCGGTTCAAGGTCCCTCGCTACGCCGACCTCCTACACGACTGTTATTTGTGTCTTGATATTCCAGATATCTGGTCTACACTCGTAGAAGTTGATCCTACGACGCATATCGCGAAAGAGTTTCAGTTTCAGTGGATTCGTAATCTGGGCTTTAATATCATTCAGCAGGCGTCGATCACCCTCAACGGAACACCCATTGTCACCATGACAGGAGAGTGGATGAAGATTGCCAGTTATCTCAAGCACGATGCTACCAAGCGGGCAATTATTGACAAGATGGTGGGAAATACACCAGACATGTACGACCCTGCAAACGCATCAGGACTGTTTAACCAGTACCCCAACGCGATCAACGTGGACGGAATCAATTTTCCTGCCCCATCTATCCGTGGTCGGCAGCTAACAATCCCCTTACCTTTCTGGTTCTGCGAAGATATCGGACAGTCTCTTCCACTTGTATCTCTCGTGCAGTCAGAAGTTGAAATTCATATCACATTCAACAATATTTATAGTCTGTTTACGATCATGAATCTAAACTTTAATCAGCCGTATGATCCTACGTACCTCACACGTATCGTAGGAAACCCTGCTGACCCTTTCCGCGGAATTCAGAACTTTCTGTCGTATCCTGATATCCAAGGAAACCCCACGAACTCCTCCCTCCAGACGTGGAACTTTAATCCGTATATTGAGGCTAATTATATTTTCCTAACTGATACCGAGCGTGCGCATATTGCAGCCTACGAGAAATCCTTCTTGGTGACCCAGGTACAGTACATGAGAAACGATAACCAGTACGGATACAACGATGTCCCGATCCCCATGTACAATTTGTGTACGCGTATAGTGTCCCTCTTCCAGCGCGAAGATCGTATTCAACTGAATGATTGGGATAATTACACGAACTGGAACGAAATTTACTACCCACCCGTAAACCCATCCATTCTTCCCTCAAATGTTTATTCCCCGATTCCACCAAGCCAGTTTTATTCTTCGGGTATTCAGTTGTCGAACAACATGAATTCACAGGACATTATGGTAGAAGGCACGGTTGTACTCGATGGTGCGGAGCGGGTCAATACGAAGAACGTAAACTTTTTCCGCCTGATTCAGAACTACAAGTTTTCTAAGGGTGATACGACTATGCTTCCCGGTATTAATCTATACTCGTTTGCCCTGGACCCCAATACGATTACCCAGCCTTCAGGAACACTCAATGGTTCTATGTTCAATCGCACGAACGTTCAGTATACTCTCCTAGTCCCGCCAACCCTGACAACAACCTTCAACGCGTCCGGACAACAGGTTCCAATTACCAGCCCCTCTGCGATTTGTATTATCAAAGAAACCGCATTCAATTCAGTACCAACACAGGTTCTACCTGGTGCAACGGTCTCACCTGGTCCAGGTATTCCTCCTCTCCTTCAGGCCGGACAGACTCTCACGATCATTCCTCCGAGTACAAACATAGCTCTTCAGTATGGCGCATACTCATCTATGATTTACATCGAGTCTTACAACTTCTTGAAAGTTACAAACGGCCAGGGTAATCTCGTGTTCTCTAAGTAATAATAATAATGAACACCGACGACCCGATCGCCGATGTTGCCCCCGAACAAGCACCGACGACACAGCAACCTACGGTGTCGTCCGCGAGTGGATATCTCGGTTATACGCTCCTCCTAATTCTCCTCCTCATTTACTCAAGGACGGGATGGTATGTGGTAGAAACCATCATATTCGAAAGTTTCCCAATTATCAAGCCCTACTCTACGCTGCTGATAACAATTTGGTTTATTCCTATTCTCGGTCTTCTTGCATCCGTGATTGTTCCTTCAATCGGAGGAACTGCAGTATGGGCAGCGGTCACGGGGGGATTTGCGATGGCTCCGATGGCTGCCGCATTTTATTACGTAATCGTCTTTGGGTTCCCTGCCGACGCTCTGGAATACGTTCCATCCTACTTTAAATCGGTGTAGCATCCTCCACCGTTTCCTTCTTAAGGAGGGGAGTAGAGGCATCAAGGGTCAGCAGTTCGTCCATCGCCTGACGGGGGTTCTCGAAATTGCGGAAGAGAATCTGGTTCACTTCGGCGGGACTCCACTTCTCATCGATTTCCGGATGAGACCACAATTCATGGTCGATGTCTGTAATATCATAGAACCCCTCCACCATTTCACGGAGAACGGCGCGCGAACACTTCTTGAAATGAATAATCATATCAATACGTCCTGGACGAATGAGAGCGCGATCAAACCGCTCGGGAAAGTTTGAGGTAAAGACCAAGATGCGACCACTGGACTCCAGGGTGCCATCTAGGAGATTCAGGAGGAAGGAAAGATCAATGGGGTCCTTGATAATATCATCATCCATCTCGGGCATAAAAGGATCTTTAGGAGCGGCAGCCGGTTCGGGCTTCTTCCACTCGCGCTTCAGGAGAACGTCACCCATCGCATCGGCGTCCTCGATAATGTAAAGACGTTCGGAAATGGGGATGGTATACTTCTCCAGAACAGTGCCGTTAAAGACGTGAATATCATCACTGAAAAACAGATGACGGAGCTGGGTCTTAGTCTTGATTTCCGACAGCTGGATATTCACGGGGTGGCGGCGGGCAACGTTCGCAATAGCCTTAATTTCTGACGTCTTGCCCGTTCCCGGATCACCGTGAAACAGGAATCCCAGAGTATACGGAATACCCTTCTTTTCGTACCATGATCGCTTTTCTAAGAAAAAATTGACACGCTTCTTCACCACCGGCTGCTCTTCGAAATAGACGTTCTCAAACGTGCGGGTAGTGGAAAACTTGTGTTTGGTATAGACCAGGAAATTGTTAGGCAGCGGATTCTGGTTTGAGCGCTTCTTCTTGCCCTCCACAATCTGGTCAAAGAAGTAGAGATCGTTCCCCAGCTTATTCAGCATCCGGCGCTCATAATCCTGGTTGCACGCATCGACGAACTTCTGCAGGGTCTGGATCGGGTGGTTGTACGAAATTAACTGGAACTTAATGTTCTTAATATTTCCATCGTCCACATCGACGTGCGTCAGACGGAAATAGATATCCTCATCCAGCCGGACCTCCTCGAACTCGTACGGGAGGTAATCGTGATTGGCGATAGAGAGGAGGC